CGCCGCAATATCACTAACAGCAACTTTTCTTAGTTTTTGAAATTCTTTTTCTTGCCTATCTGAAGTATAATTTTTAAAATTTATCTTAACTTTAGCTCTAATGGCATCTTCTATTGATGTGTCAGGAACTATTTTGTAATTAATATTAGTATTGCTTAAAAACTTATCTGTGTATTCAATTGGCGCTGGCTTTGGTACTGCTTCAGGTTGTGTTTGCGCTGTAGTATCATCAATTTGTTCTTTTTCTTCAATAATAACTTCTTTATCAGTTTTTAACTCAGGTTTATCATCAACCGGTGTTGTTCCTGTAATAAATTGTCTAAATGCTTGTGCAGCATCTTGAACATCTTTAACTGGTTTTCGTAATTGTGCACCGAAATTAAAGCCTTCTGTATCGTCTATTTTAGGAAAATTAGCAACCGTTTGGTCAAGTACTCTTTTCTTATAATTATACTCATTTAACAATTTTGTTGCTTCATTTACAGCATTAGCATTATCAGGATTAGTAAAAAAATTTGTAATAACTGTTGGCTCTATCCCTAACTCAAATGCAACTTTTTTATTGGGGTCTAAGTCAAAAGCATCTTTAACGAATTTTCCATAATCTGTTATTTTTATATTAGACAATGCATTAACTGATGACAATATATCTTGGTCTCCAACTAGATTTTTAAAATATGTTGGATTAATACTTTCAAGTATTTCAGCCTTTGAAACATTTTTAAGTAAATCATCATTTTGTTTTACAAGAACACTTGCATTAACATTGCGTGGGAAATTTGCCTTTAAATAATCATTATTGCTTTTTATTTTTGTTTTTAACTCATCAATGGTTGTAATTCCAGAATAATTATTTTTTGTCAAAACATCTATTGGCAATTTTCTTTCTGATTCAACTTTTTGTTGTAATGCTTGAAACTGTAATGCTTGCATTGGTAAAGCAAATGCATTTCCCATAGCACCTTGTCCTTGTGATGCCTGATTAATTGTTGCAATAATTCTTGACAATGGCGTTAAATCTAAGCCTGGCGTTCTTCTAGGCGCACCCATTTCTAATAATGCAGTGCCCAGCCCTGTTCTAAACATATTACCCATGTTTTGTCTTTGTGCCTCTTGTTGTTGCTGAATTAATGCTTTTAATGAGTCATCAAGCATTAAACTATCTATGTAAGGGTTTGTTGGTGGTGGGTTAGGATTTAAAAAATTTCCAAAACCTTGATTAAATCTGTCAAAAATATTTGCCATTTTATTCCTAAACTATTAAATACCTATCATCATCTTCATTAGTTTGAATTGATATCAAACTTTTTTTTGGTTGTTTCACTACTTTTGCTTGTAAAAATTGACCGACCGGGTCGCCTTCCATTTGATTCATGTTACCTTGCTCTATACCGGTTCCTGATTGAACTATTTGCTGATTACTTCCACCCATTGGATTCAATAAACCTTGCATTGCCATATTTGTAAGTGGGTTATTTGTGTTAGCCATTGAATTTAGTAATCCACCAAAACCAGCACCTTTTGGAGCCGCAGTTAAAAAAGTTACACCATCAGGTCCCATTGGTGTTAATAGTTCTGCACCAGCCGCTGCTTTCCCAGCACTAGTCATACCGGCTAATTGAGCACCTGCTGTTCCAACACCTAAACCTAAAGCGGCACCTCTTAAACGATTTTCTTTATCCATCATCGCACCTAATGTCATCAATGCAAGTTGGGGTCCACTCATTATACTAATCCTAACAATGCGCCACCAAGTGCGCCATAAGTTGGTGATATACCTTGAACCGATTGACCTAATTGAGCACCCAATAATCCACCACCTAACACATTTGCCGCCCTGTTTCTAAATATTGGTTGTGTTTGTTGCGAACCTCTTGGCGCACCATAAACGCTTGATAAATATGTTTGCAAGTTTGCTTGTGGTCTTGCTTGTTGGAAATTAAATCTGTTAACAGCATCAGCAAGTTTTGCTTCTTCATAACCCTCAGATATTTGCCCTGTTTGTAATAGTTGATTAGTTGCGTCCATTCTTCTATCTATACCTGATTCATATAAATTTGCTAAATTCATTTGCGCTTGCATTTGCCTTGCTCGTTCTTGAGCATAATTATCATAAGCTAATTTGCCGGCAGTATCAGTTAATGCTTGAGCAAATGTGGCATCTTGCGCATCTTGTAACATTTGTTGCGCCGGGCTACCATATCTACCTAACGAACTTGCTTGGCTTTGCAACTGTTGGGTTGCATCTTCATATTGACCTCTTGCCCTTCTTGTTGCCGCATCAAATGCGCCACCAAAAAATGGACTTCCACCAAGATAACCACCAGCGGCAGTCTGACCAACCATGCCTGTAACCGGGTTAATATAATTTTGCATCATATTCGCACGTTGTTCTGCTTGACCTAGTGCACTTTGTGTTTGTGGCGACATACCAACATAAGTTTGACCAGGGAAAAATTGAGGTCCGCCTTGTCGATATAATCTTTTTGACTCATCTAAACCATATTTAACAAAAGGTTTTACTGTTGGGTCTAACTCATTTGTTACAGTTGAACTTCCTGAACTTCCGCCACCACTCATACTAAATCTCCATGTAATAGGTTCTTGGTTTGAACCCTAAAAGTTTTGCCTTTTTTTCCCAACCATTTCTCCATGTTTCAAATGTTATTTTATCTAATTGAGATTCTTTGGCAATAGTTTTTATTTTTTCAAATGCCTGTTGCAAGTAACCACTCACTTCACTATAGGCACACCAAATATGTAAATCTGTGTTTCTTTTTTGCAAAACGCAAAAACCTAATGCTCTGTCTTTTTCTGTAAACAAAACAACATGCGAATGTCCATTAACACAATCTGCATAAATATCTTCTGCAATCCATTGTTCCGGGCTTTTCTTTAATATTTTAGATAAACCCTTTTTTATGTATTCCCAGCTACCTCGTAACTCTTGTGGTTTTATGTATGTATATTCCATTACCACGCCTTGCAAGACCAATATCTTGCTGTTGTTTTATCTTTAGCTGTATCACATTTATGTCTTGCTCTAAAACTTTTTAGTCTAGCTGGTATATTCTTTTTGATTTTCATATTAGGGTCACCAAAAGTTACTCGTTTAATTTTTCCATTATCATTAACAAATACTACTGACTTCTTTTTACCATAACTTGGCTCACCCTGTCTAATTCTTCTTGGCTTATTAAGTGATACTTTTTTACCTTTATAAATTGCCATAATTATCCTAGTAATGCGTAATCAAAAGTTAAATCTGTATTAGTTGAACTTCTATGCCCAATAACAAAATTTCCATCATTTTTTGTTTTAATATAAACATAAACATTTTCAGTTGATGCGTTTGCTGTTCTAGCACTTAATAAAATTACAGTATCAGAACTTGTTCTTTCATCATAAACTGTAGTTTCTGTAGCACTTGTTCCTAAAGTTACTGTTCCTGTAGAATTAATTTTTCCATTTAAAATACCATTCACTACCTCTGATATTACTCTTGGTTCTGCACCTACTGGATTTAACCCTCTAAACATTACCTACTACCTAATCTTTTAAGTTCAACATCAACTGCAACTGCATTATCCCAATTGTTACCAGTAGGTTGTATTTTAAGTCTATGTAATCTACCTACACCTCTTAATGGCACTCTGTTTTCAGTATTTGGAGTCGTTAATGATGAAAATGTAACATCATCATCAGGTGAAATTCTACTTGCTATAGCAACATTTGCACTTCCATTCTCAACAACTGGTCTTGCTAAATTTATTATACTATTGCCTTGAGCATCAATATCTCCTGTTACTATTTCACCAGTTAATCTATCTCCTGAAAAATTTACAATCTTATTGTCTTTAACACCTGATAAAATAAAATTACCACCAACCCAAAACCTTGAATCTAATGAAATACCTAATGAATCAATACTTGATGAATAAGTGTCTAAACCCTCTAATGTAACACTTGGAACTGCACTACCAGCTATAAAATCTACATCAACTATTGCTCTTGACCATCTTTGTATTTGCCAATTGTAAATTAACATTGCATCTTCTAGTGAAGTATTTTTATATTTCCAAACAACTAATTTATTTACAGGGTCAACTGCACATGACATTTTATCTAAAAAACCTATATTTAAATCATTAAAAAAATATCTATCTACTTTTTGTGTTCCTATTGGTGTCACTTGTGAACCATTACACATATAGAAACCATCATCACTTAAAAAGAATGTGACTTGCCCATATTGTGCTATTGAACCCTCTGCAAAACAACCTATCCCTCTTGAAATATTGTCAAACTGAAAATAAAATGGTGAACCAATGTAACTCATTCTGTGAATTGATTTTTCTAATAGTATTAAACCAAACTCTCCACCTGTGATACCCATGATATTTCCCCCATCTGGAATTATCTGAGTATCACTTTGTGAAGTCGTTGCTGGAGTCCAATCTGTTTCATCATTGATGTCACTCCAAAATACTTTACTTGGATTAGAATTATCTCTTGCACAAACCACAAAATCTCTTACAACTGTTATGTAATGTGCATTTGGTGCTGACGCATCTAAATCAGCAAAATTAGAACTTGAACCTATTGTCCATGCTTGTACTTTATCTTGTTTATTTGCACCTAATAATTTTGTTCCAAATTGAGTAAAAGACCACCTATCTGTGCTTGTATAATTACTAGGTGAGCCACCACTTAATTTAGATACATCATCTAAATCTAAATCAGATGTTGCAAATTTATATAATTTTGTTGCTGATGCACCAAATAACTCTGTATTTACTCCAAATTTAGCAGTTACAACTGTTAATAAACTTGTTGACGCAGAATTTGTAAATGGTTGGACATCATTGAATGAACTGTAACCTGTAGAAGTTGGTATTACATTTTTTGCATCTTTTAATGCACCAAGTAATTGTGGTTGGTCAGGATACCATTCATCAAATTTTACTCTAGTTAATGCCATGTTTCATTACCTTTTTCAGTTTCTGTCCATGTTCCTGAACCAATACTTACATCAGACCATGTGTCTGTATCAATAGTTACATCACCCCATTCTTCACCAACAAGATATGTTTCACATGAAACAATTGCATTGGGTTGTGGGTCAGTTATGATTGATGGTAATACAACAACAAAAGAAAATTCACCAACAGCATCACATAAAACACTTGTTGTACTTTCTAGTGTTGCATCTGTTTCAAAAACAACACCAGCTAATGCAGAAACACTTGCTAGTGCATTAACACTTGAATCAATAAATTGAACCCTGATAGCATTACTAGACACAGTAGCACTACTAGATACACTACTGCTAATAGTGAAAACAATAGTACCAACAAAACTTGTTGAAGCACTTGCTGTAATAGAGCCACTTGCAGTCCTTTCTCTTAATGCAGATAATGTTGTAGATGTAGAACTATTTAAAGTTGCACTTGTACTAAAAATTGTAGCAGTGTTCCAAACACTACTATCTAAACTAAATGCTAAAGAATCTAAATTACCAAACTGGTCAAGTTGTTCTAATGTAAAGGGTCCAGATACATCTGACATATTATGCTAACGTAACTGTTAAATTAGTTGATGTTATTTTTAATAAATCACCTGACGCAATAGTTTTACTTGCTGTCAATGCACCATGATATAAAAGATTCCCTGAAGAGCTAGCATCAAATATTCCAAAATGTGTTATTGTTCCCCATGCGCCAGTAGCTTGTGGAAAACTTACATCAGCATTAGTAGATGCACTACCATTACTAGGAGCAGAAAATGTTGCTGATTGCCTTGCATAACCACTACCACTACACTCTGTTCCACTTCCAGCATCAGTTGGGTCTGATGTAAATAAAGCAACATAAACTGTAGATGGTGAAGTATATGATGTATTTCTTAATGTCGCATTTATGAGTGCATTTTCTAAATAATTACTCATTGCTGTCATAAATATTACCTCTTTTTAGTTAATTTCATTGATAAAGGAACACCTGAATATTGTGATTGTATTGATTGTTTGTTAAGACTTTCAAGACTTCTTTCTAACATAGATGCCCATACTCTTACTCTCTCATCATTCATTAGATATGGCTCTGCCTCAACTAATGTAGAATATAACAACGCATCAGGTGCGTTTGAAAGAAAAACATTACTTGTGTTTGAGTCACTTAATAAATCAGGTTCTGCATAATAAAGTAAAGCAACTGTATATGTTGAATCAGGAATAGGTGCTAACTGAAACTCTTGACTTTTAATCGTATATTGTAAAGGTCTACCTGACTCTGTGGCTCTTGTATTACTAAAAAACGCACTAGGTGTTAAAAAATCTAATGGTTGTATTGGATTAGTAGAAACATGAATATCTCTGACTTCTAAAAAATCAGTTGGAAGTCCTACAGTCGAATCACCAGCAGTTGTTGTCGCTGTTACATCTTTCAACATTTCTCTGATTCTTAAATTTCTTCTTAATCTAAATTCACCTAACTCAATAAAATCTTTAATTCTATCTGTTAAATCATCTCTACCTAACCAACTTGCCACACTTGTTTGTAAGTCTGAATAAGTGGTAAATGCCATTTATAATTTCCCTGGTCGTGTTCTAAAAAATCTTTGGTCTGGGTGATTTAACCATTCATTGAATTTCTTCTGGTCTACAACAGTAAAACCTCGCATGATTCCTTTTCTTTGTAAATCATCAATAGCAGTTAATGGTATAGATGCAACTTTATTACTAAAGATGTCATTACCCCATCTTGCTCTTTCATCAAATGAATTAAATTCCTTTTTGTTTTGTTCAACAATGTCTGAGCAGTCTTGTTTTGTTTCAATAACAACACCACCCTCTCCATCTGGGTGAACTAATTGTGTTTTGTATTCACTTAACATATCAAGGTAAAGGGGGAGTTACCTCCCCCTAACTCCTATATTACTCAGTCAAGTCTGCACAAATACCATGTGCCGCCTCATTATTAACCACGAGTGTATACTCAGCTAATAACTGAGTCTTTTCAGCGTCACCAGCTTTTGCTAACTCATTAGTTTGGAAAGGTCTTAAGTACGCAACACTTGCCATTTCTGGGTCAAGAACTAACGCAACCTCACCATTATCAGATTCAGCAGTCATAAATCTGTTTGGAACAACAGAAACTTGTCCAAAGTCTGACATATAGACATCAGCCGCACCAATAATTGTAGTCGGTTGGTCAGCAGGTGCCATGTATCTTTGTGCCGCAATACCAGCAAATCCAGATACAACTTGTTTTTGTGTTGGAGTAGTCATTAGAACCTTAGGTTCACCACCTGAGTTAAAGACTTCTTTAATTACAGTTTTAAGAATGGTTTCTGTAAATGTTCTATCAGTACCATTACCTTTTGCTGTTGTTCCTGTAGCACCAGCAGTACCACCTGAACCACCATCATAGTTTGAATTAATCCAAGTTTGAATACCACCAAGAACTCTAGCAGTAGTTGCATTACCAGCACTTTGAACAGTATTATTCAAAAGAGCTTTTTCCATATCTCTTTTAATTTCTTTTGATGCTTTTGCTAGTTGATATGCCTTTTCAGACTTTCTACCAGCTTTATCTACTGACTCTAATGTTCCAGAGATTTTAATTGTCTTTTGACTGATTTGTGTGTAGTTACCAACTCTTGTTGTAGCTGAAAGAGTTGCATCACTAGCATCAGCACCCTCAACTGCCGCATTTGTTGCCGCCGCCGCAAGTGAGTCTGTTTGCCATTCGTGAAAAACATTTGATGCTGATGTTTTTGCAACTGAACTCATAAATGGTGTGTCTGTTGGTGAAATGTCGTAAATAACATCAATTAAATCTTCTCTCTCACCAACTGCTTGAAAAGTTTGATATGTAGCCATAATTTTTTCCTTTAAAGTAGTTGTTCAAAGAGTTTAGACGCATCTCTTACGTTACCGCTACGTTTGAGTCGTGTCTTTGCTCTCTTTATATTATCTGATTGTGTTTGGGTAGTAGCTTTCGCAACCCCAGCTTTCATAATTTTTGGAGCCGATTTCATTTTTTTAAATACTTCAGGTTGAGAGTCTTTAAGTGCTAGATATCTTGATGCGTAAAGTAAAGTTAGCACATTTCTGTGGTCGTATACATTTGAGAGCTCTTCATTTGTATAGTTCAACTTCTTTGCACCTTTCATTATCTCTTGCATCACGTTTTCTCTAGTTTTAGGATTCTTCATCTCTGGCAACGACTCATGCAGAATCTCAGTTTCTCTTTTTAAGTGTTTCTGTATCTGTTGTTGCTGTAACTGTTGTTGTTCCTGTTGTACTTTTGCCCTTTCTGCTTGTATTTTTGCACGTTGTTGTTCCTGTTCACTTCTTTCTGCAAGCTTAATAGCATATTGTTGTGGGTTAGTTTGTTTCAGTTTTTGTAAATCTTCCTGACTATCGGTCTGGTTTAAGATTTGTTCAATCTGTTTTAACCCTTCGTCATATTGTTGACTTAAGTTATTAAACTTTTGTAGATTCGTAAGTTCACTTTCCAACTCTTTGCGTTGTTCGGCTAACTTTTGCGTTTTTCTAACATAATCAGCTTGGCGAGAATATCCTTTTTGCAGTTCATCAAGCGTAACATCAACTTCTTCACCTTGTACTTTGACTCGGTATGTTTGAGGTTGCTCAACTTCTTGCTCGGTTATTTCGTTTTCTTCAACAGTTTCATCTATCAGGTCAGTTGACTCTTGAGTTTCCTCTTGAGCAATTTCATCAATAGGTTGTTCTGTTTCCTGTTGGACTTGTGGTTGTTCTTCTTGAACTGTTGATTGCTCTTGTGAGGTCGCTGGTTCTAAAATCCCTACCATTCGGTCAACAACTGATTCTTTTCCATTCTCATTAGAGGTCATGGTCTATCTCCTATAATATTTTAAATTTCTTTTCATCTATTTTCTTGTTCATCGAAATAGATTCAAAGTGTGATTTGATATTGTTAATTGCAGTAATCATGTAATAAGCAGATTCTCGTTCTTCTGTATTACTACTTCCTGAATTTCCAATAATTTCATACTGAATATTTCGGAGATTATCTAATTCTCCGATAAAAAATTCATCTTGTAAATAGTTTTCTGCCCTTTTGGCTTTCTCATGTCTATCCATTATGATGGTATCTCCACGTTTCCAGTTATTCCAGCACTTACTTTTTGTGCCTTAATATTCGCCTCTGCTATCAATTCTCTTTCTTTACGAATAATATCTGCCTCTGATTTTTCTTTTTCAAGTTGTAACTCAAACATCATTTCTTCACGTTTCAACTTCATTTCTTCTTCCATCTTGACTCGTTTCAACTCAATATCCGCCATAGCTTTTTGTCTATCAATCTCTATCTGTGCCTGTGCTTGTTGCATTAACACTTGTGCTGTTTGGTCAACTGGTGGTTCTTGAGGTTGAGATAACATCATCTCGACTTCTGGTGTTATTTCATTAAAGTGTTCTTGAGCATTAGCGATTCCTAGTTCTTGTATGAACTCATTAAGTGTATTTGCATACTTTCTTAATGACACTAATGGATTGTTAATACCATAACCTTTGATAATTTCTTCTTGTTTATTTAATACAAAACCAAGATTAGCTACTTGTTCTTCTTTATCTCCAGTTCCGAGTCCTACATTGACAGATACATCATAGAGGTTTGACCAAGTTCTTGGGTCCATCTGAACATACTTACCTCTTAGTGCTATTGTCACAGCTTTATCTTGATACTTGGTAGATAAATGTAAAATACCTTTAAATAACTCTTTCACTCCTGATTCTGCAAATACACGAGCAATTAATTCTAACTTACCACTTGACGCTTTTGTTGACGCCGCAATTGCCGCCGCAGTCACATTTTGTAAAATGTTGGGGTCAAGACCTTGTGCCATATCATTAACACCAGTACGTTTTGCCTGTATATTATCCAAGTATTCCAACATTGGAAACGCTTGGTTAGCAACTGGTTGTATATTAAATGGTACAACTGCGTTAGGTGATTTCATTCTTACTATACCGCCGGGAGTCACAGAAAGTAAGTCATCTAAATTGACTTGACCCTCAACTGCACCAACTCTAGCATTGTTTGTTAGATATAGGTTATCTAACATCTGTCTTGTAACTGTAGATTTAATTAACTGTATATCCATTGCTCTGTCAGCCAAACTTTGTCCAAAGAATTTATGTGGCATCGGATAAGGACATATACTATAAAATGGAACATAGTCACATGGTTCGTTATATAAAATTTCTGAACCTGAATATACGATTCTTCGTAACTCTGCTATTCCATCATCATCAAAGTCTGTTTTTAAGTAACACTCAAACACCTCAACTGTTTGCATCGAATCATCTAAACTATCTTGCTCATGTGGGTGTTCACCATTACTAAATCTTGCTACTTTTTCACTTGAAAACGAAATATCGTCATAACTTGGTAAAGTAGCTACAATATTTTCGTCAAAACCCATCGCAATAAGTTCACTTCGTGTAATTAGCTTTCTATGTGCGACAAATGGGGCATCTGAGATGGTTGTCGCCTTTTTTGAGATTAAAAATTCTTCTGGAGGAACATTTTGTATGACAATTTGACCTGTTTCCTCTCTTTTTTTGACTTTTACGTCATGTTTTTTTATTAAAATCTCTTGACCGAGTTCATCAAGTATAGATTCTTCTATTGTTTCTTGTTCTGTTATCTCCATTTTTTCATCTTGGAGTAACATAAGAAGTTCATCATCTGTTAAATTGTTATATTCTTCTTCGTTGACACTCTCTTGAGTATCCCAAAATGCTTTCACAACACCAACTTTTTGTAAAAGTGCGTCTTTAAACCAGTTATGGAACAAAATTACACCATTATTTTGCTCAAGTACCCAGTTTGCAAAGTCAGTTGCTTGATTTGCACCCATTTCATCTTCTGGTTTGCGTGGAATAAACTTCACAAAGTCTTTTGTTTGAGTAAAAATACGCATTAACTGTGGAAGTGAGCCATCAACAGCTTCAGCTACCTCTGATGTGACAATTTGACTCCTACCCTCGACTTCGTTGCCATATTGATGTCGTTGGTAATATTCGAGTGACCTTTTTCTTTCGTCTGTTGTTTCTGACTCAATGAAACCTATAGATGAATCAATTTCGCTTTCGAGTATTCCTTTTAGTTTCCCTGTGTCCATTCATTTCCTTTAAAGATTGCTTTAATTCTTCGAGTTCTTTAATTACTTTGTCGAGTTCTTTTCTTGAAACCCATTCACCTCGTTTTTGTAACCACACTCCTGTCATTGTTTATCTCCCAATTTTTTATTGTATTAACGAATTAATCTTTGTAACAACATTTTTTCTTCTAATGCTTTTAATTGTTGTAATCGTCTATTAGCTTGATTCATTAGTTCATTTTCTCTTTCAGTTGTCATACCAAGACCTGAACTATCTCCAAGTATACTACCTAAAAGACCTGCTTCACTTGCTGATAAATTACCTATACCTCTTGGTTGCATCATCTGCGCTAATTCGTATTCACTCATACTTCCTAATCCACTAGGATTTGACATCATTTCATTTTCTGTCATTCTTCCAATTCCTACTGGTTCTCTCATCTCTAAATCTGTCATACTACCAAGACCACCACGTTGTCCAGCTATTTCACCTAGCATTACTCTTAATATTCTATCTAATTCACCCATTTAAACCACCCATCGTAAGTTAATGTCTAAAGGTCGTGACCACTCCACACTCGTATTATCTAATCCAACAGCTAAATAACGAAAACTGTCAGCACAATGTGATGTCCAGTCATGTAAAGGTTTGTCATAGAACGCCTTTTGCTTTTCATTATACTCTCTACGATAGTTTCGTAAAGAGTCCACTCCTTGTTTGACTTGAGGATAATTAAACCAACACTTCGGTAACATTCTCCTAACTGCCTGTATTCCATCTGCAACACTAATACGTTGTACCACTCGACAATCTAATCCACCATTCTGTAAAATCTCTAACCTAGACTTTCCTGTACCTAATTCTCTTACTTCTACGTCATGTGGTAATAACTGTTCACAATGAAACCAATTATTCTCTCGTAACCAATTCATATACACGTCTAAACCAACACCATGATTCTCATAATAGTCTAACAGTCGTACTTCGTTATTTGTTGTTTGACAAATCCATATACTGGTAGAGTCAGACATACCTAAATCCCAACTCGCCACAGTTTTACACGCATCATCTCTCTCAATAGGTACAAGTCGATTCTCTTTTTCGAGTTCGTTTATCAGTTCTGCGTAGTAACTTCCTGTTACAGCGGCGTTAAAGCTACATTCAAATTCTTGGTTATATCTTTCAATTCCCATTTCACGTTTGGCAGATTTAAGTTCTTCGTCTTTCAATAACTTCGTTTCACTCGCCTTAAATTCAAGTAAACACCAATCTTCTTGTTTCTCTGCTCTATCTCTCAAATCTTTAAAATGGTTTTGTCCTTTAGGTGTTCCAATAAATAGACACCAACCCTCTCTATCGGCAAGGGCGGCTCTAACTATCTCGTTCCATATTCGTGGATTCTGGTCACCTACCTCATCTATAATCACACCATCAAAGTATTGACCACGCAAGTTATCTGCGTTCTCAGAACCATATAAACTGATTCTTCTATCACCAAAATCAATCCTTAATTCACTATTATT